GGTTCCGAATTGCGCTCAGCCTGTAGCTGTATGCGCGCATAGAAAGGCAACAACATAAAGCATTTACAAAGCCGACGAATTTAATAGGGAATCACATGCCACTTTTAAGCATCAACGAACTGCACAAACTGACCGGCAAGACGCGCGCGACCGTCACGAAAAGCATGGACGGCCTCACGTTTCAGCCCGGCCCGAAGTCGGGCAAGCTCTACGATTCCAAGCTCGCGCTGGCCAAGCTCTACGGCGTGGCAGGCGAGGACGGCACCGGCTCAGTGACGGCGCAAGAGGCATCGCGGCTGCTTACCATTGCGCGGCGGCAGCAGATTGATCTGGAAATGGAAGTGACGAGAAAAGAAAGGATTCCGCTGAACGTGCTCACAATGATCAACGAACGAATTTTTTCAAACATCGCCGGAATGCTCAAAGCTACCGAGGGAAAGGTGATGACACACGAAACGATTTCTGATCTGTTTTCTGAGTTGAAAAGTTATTCCGAGAAGTTTAGGATTGCGACATGCGAAAATTGAAATGCACCGGCTGTCTTGCTGAAAAATCTGAGCGCGACTTTTATCCAAAGAAGTGCAAGCGAGGATTCGCTCACAAATGTAAATCGTGTGAGTGCGCTGGAAAGCAGAAATACTACCAAGCGAATCGGGCCGAAATCGTCACGCGCGTAAAACTGCACACGGAAAAAAACCGCGACGTCGTGAAGAAATATCACGCTGGATACTACGTGAAAAATAAGGAGGCGTTCCGAACCTACAAGCGCGAATACATGCGCCGAAGGCTCGGTTCTGAAATAGACTTCAAACTCAAGCAGTTGCTCAGAGACAGAATCAGAAGGGCGCTCAAAAAAAGCTACAAGAAAGCAGCAGGGACAGCGGCCTTGGTTGGATGCTCAATGTCGGATTTCAGGCGGCACATTGAATCGAAATTCCGAGACGGGATGACATGGGAAAATCACGGAAGAAAGGGCTGGCACATTGACCACGTTCGCCCCGTTTCGTCTTTCGACTTCGACCACGAATCGCAACAGCGCGAGTGTTTTCACTACACAAACATGCAACCACTTTGGGCGGAAGAAAACCACATCAAGAGCAACAAATGGAATGGATGAGATTTCCCTGACAGGATATTCAGAGGCGTGCGCAAACGAAATGGGCAAGGCGTTTGCTCCGTGGTCAAGAATCACCCCAGTTGAATGGAGTGAAAATATTTACCGGCTTCCAAAGGGCGGAAGATTTCGCTTCGATTTCGCTCCATACACAAAGCGAATGTTTCTTTCGCTTTTTGACAAGCACACGATTTCAACGGACTTCATGCTGTATTCTCGCGGTTTGAAATCGACCGTCATTTTGCTCGCAATGGGGTATTTGATCGACCAAGCGCCGAGGAGGATTCTTTGCCTTTGGCCGACAAACTCGCAGGGCGAACGGTTCAGCAAAGACAACCTTTGCGGCGAATTGCTAGACACCACTCCGTGCCTCAATTATCTGGGGTCACAGGGCAATCGCAGGCTTTCCGCAAACACGATTTTGTTAAAGCACTTCCCCGGTGGGCTGATCAATATCTTTGGCGCAAACGCGCCGGGCGACCTGCGCAGATCGAAAGGCTCGTTTCTGTATGCAGATGAAATCGACGCGATTGCATCCGAAGTCACAGACGAGGGAGATCAGCTTAAAATATTCGAGCGTCGGGGAAGTGAATATCCTGACACGATTCAAGTGTTTGCATCGTATCCGTCACTGCTTGGACATTCCAGAATTTCAGCACGTCTCGAAAACTCAGATTTTAATGAATGGCATTCAACGTGCGTGGCGTGCGGCGGCCAACCGTTTGTGATGCACAGAAAAATGCTGCGCTACGAAAAAGAAAACCCCGAAGCCGCCCGACTGGAATGCCCGCGATGCTCGGCGCTTCTAACGGATTCTCAGCGATACGAAATGGCGCACAAGCAAGGATTTGATTGCTGGCAACCGCGCAATGAGTTTCGCGGGCGTAGAGGATTTCATGGAAACGCGATGCTCTGGCCTCATCCAGTTGATCACAAAAAATACCCCGGCGGATTTCTCCAAATGCTCGCAGAGCAGGAAATGGAAGTGGAAGCCAGCGCGGATCGAAAGCGAGCATTGCGACCGCTTGTGAACACGGTGGACGCGGAGCCGTTCGACCCAACCGACGAAAGCGAGCAACCGCCAGACTGGAAAGCCTTGCACGCGCGGCGGGAAAATTATGACACCGTTCCGCAGGCCGCATCGTTCATCACGGCTTTTTGCGACGTGCAACGCAACCGGCTAGAGGTTGGCTGGCGCGCGTGGAATCGCGAGGAAGAATCTTGGGGACTCGACCACGTCGTCCTAGACGGATACACTTCGCACCAAGAAGTCTGGACGGCGCTGGCAAAGGAGCTTGGCCGCGAGTGGACGCACGCCAGCGGCGCGAAGCTACGTCTCGGAATGGCATTCGTGGACGGCGGCGCATACGCCGAGGAAGTGTATCGCTTTTTCCAGCGCATCGCGCGCGAGCCGGTGCAACACGTCACTGGCCACGTCCGCGCGAGCAAGGGCGTCGGCAGATTCGGCGCACCGATTATCACGCGCAAGATGAGCACGGTTGCCAAGAATTTGAAGGGGCACGAAATCGGCACATGGGAGGCGAAGGATCGCATTTACGAACGCCTGCGCGTGACGGAGCCGGGCGCGACAGCGATGCACTTCAACCAGCGTTTTTCCGAAGAATACTTTCAGCAACTCACGGTGGAAAAAGTCGCCATCACGTTTGACGGCGGGCAGGAGATTCGGAAATACGAGAACGAAAAGAACGCGCGCAATGAAGCCCTCGACATCGAAGTGGGCTGTCTCGCCGCGCTACGGCTGCACCCGCGCAACTGGGACGCGTTGGAGCAGGCCATTGCGGACGACGCCGAGGCCCTGCGCACGCCCAACGCGAAGCCGCGCGAGGAAGCGCCGCAGGTTGCGGTGTTCAGCGGGCGCGGGTGGGGGATGTAGCTTTGCGCTTGCAACCCCGGCGCGGTGCGGCTATACGCAGCGACAACAATGGCCGCAGTCACGACAACGCAGGGCGTGCCGCTCACGATTGAGAGCGGCAATGAGTATCACTTCACGGTGAACTACCCCGACTATCCGGTGGGCACCTGGACGGCGGCATTCGTCATCGTGTTGAGCACCGGCACCCCGAGCAGCACGGCAGCGACCACCAGCGGCAGCGACTTCCTTGTCACGCTCACCAGCGCGGTCACGGCAGCACTCGCGCCCGGTGACTACACCTTTGCGGTTTATGTCACATCGAGCAGCCAGCGAACCACAGCGGAGACTGGCAAGATTTCCATTCTGCCCAACTTGGCCGTCGCGCGCACGGCGACGTTTGCCGAGGCGCAGGTTGCGCTACTCAAGACGGTGATGGCTTCGTTCGCAGCGACCGACAAGCAGACCGTGAATTTCAACGGGCAGAGCTTCACGCGATACGCCATCGCGGACTACCAAAAGCAGCTTGTGTATTTCCAAGCCGCCGTGATTCGCGAGCAGCAGACGCAGGCCGCACTGCGCGGAGAAGTCTGCGCGGGCCGCGTCGCACTCGACTTCATCGCCGCCGATTAACCCCATGAAAAACCCTTTCCGCTGGCTCAAAGAAAAGCTCTCGCGCTCCTACAAGGACATTGCGGGCGTCGGCGTGAGCTACAACAAAGATTGGGCGCTGAACACGCAGAGCGAGGACGCCGACTTGTGGCAGTCCGCGTATGCACTGACCGCCCGGACGCGCGACCTAGCACGCACGAACCCGACGTTCATCCGCTATCGTGAACTCATCTGGGGCAGCGTATTCGGCGAGGCCGGGACAATGCTGCGCATGAAGGTGAAGGAGCAGGAAGATCGCGTCATTCACACCCCGCAGGAAAAGTCTGCCATCCTCGCGCACGATGAGCGCCGCCGTCGCGTGATGGAATGGGCAGCGAAAAAGGACGGGCGCGAATACACGCACGAACCGCTTTACCGAGGCTTTGGAAACAACGGCAACCGCGTCGCGCAAATCAAAGTCGGCGAGCCGGACGTGTTCGCAAATCAGCTCATCGAGCGCAGGTGGAAGGAATGGCAGCGCGCGCAGTATTGCGACGTGCGCGGCACCCGCACCTACTCGCAGATCCGGCAGCTTCGCTTGTGGAGCGCCATTCGTGACGGCGACTTTTTCATCCGCATGATTCGCAGTCCGAAGGTGAACAAGTTCGGCTTTTCGCTGCAACTCATCAACGCCGAATGGGTGGACAGATTCGCCAATGCCAAGCTCGCTAACGGCAACGAGGTTCGCATGGGCATCGAATACGAGTTCACCGAGTTCGGCACCGGCAAGCCCGTCGCATATTACTTCATCAAACGCCAGCCGATGGACTGGCAGTTCTCAGTCCAGAAAGCATTCGGCAGCGTCGGCCCGCTGCATGACCGCGTGGACGCTCGCGACATCATTCACTATGCGCGCCCGGTTGACGCAGACGCCACACGGCCCGCGCCGTGGGTGGCAAGCGCCATCCCTACCGCCCGCCAGCTTGACCAATACGCCATTGCCGAGGTTGTCGCCGCGCGCTCGCAGGCGTGCAAGGTGGGCTGGCTTTCAAGCACCGTCGTCCCCGAGGGCGGCGTGCCAACAAACGTTGACCCGCGCACTGGCGTCCCTCGCCAAGAACTGACACCCGGAAGCATCGTCGGCCTGCCGTGGGGCGTGGAATACACGGAGAGCGACCCGAAACATCCCAACGGGAATTTCGAGGCATTCCGCAAGGCGCAACTTCGGCACCAAGCGGCTGGAATGCCCGGCGCTGCTTACAGCGAACTGGCGAACGATTACGAGTCAATCAACTTTTCAGCCGGTAGACTTCAACGGCTCGCGACGGATGCAATGACCTACATGATCCAGCGGTTCGACATTGACGTTGCCGAGGTGCCAATCTTTGAAGCATGGCTGGAAATGTCGCTGCTCACTGGCGCTATCCCGCTTCCCGCTGCGAAGTTCGACAAGTTCAACGCACCGCACTTCCAAGGCCCGCGCACGCCGCAGGTTGACGAAGTGAAGGAAGCGACCGCAGCCGCGCTGCGCATCGCGAATCATTTCAGCAGCGACCAGCACGAATGCGACCAATACGGCGTGGACTTCGAGACGATGCTTTTCGAGCAGGCCGAGGCCAACATGATGAAGGAATCGCTCGGCATTGGCACCATCAAGACGGTTGAGACACCGCCGCCGCAGGCACCCGCCGAAGCCGAGGAGGACGACCAAGTGGAAGTTGAAACAGAACCGGAAGATGAAAAGCCCAAACCGGCTGCGAAGAAATCGCGCATGACAAAAAGCAAGCGCGTGAAACTCAAATGAAGAAACCAGGCCCAGCCAAAAAGAAAAAGAAGCCGCGCAAGCCGCTTCCATTTGAAATCGAAAACCGCGACCCTCAACAATTATTCACACGATGAGCACCAAGAACATCCAAATCCCCGAGCAGCTTTTCCGAAGCGCATCCGTTGAACTCAGCAAGCGCGACGGCACCGAAGATGAAATGTGCATGAGCATTTCCAGCGACGTGCCGTATAAGCGTTACGACTGGATGAACGATGAATACTACTGGGAAGTGCTCGACCACGGGCGCGGCGCTTGCGACGAAACACGGCTCAAGGCTGGCCTGCCCATTCTGTTCAATCACGACACCGACAAGCACCTTGCGCGCGCAACGTCGTTTGAGAATGACGGAAAGAAAATTACCGTGAGCGGACTCAGGTGGAGCAGCAGCGAATTTGCGCAGGAGAAAAAAGCCGACGCAATGAACGGATCGCTGCCCGACACCAGCGTTGGCTATCGTATCACGGACGACGGCGAGTGCATCGGCGCAAAAGACGGTTGCCCTATTTATAAATTTAAGTGGGCACCGCATGAAGCATCGCTTGTTACGGTGCCTGCCGATACTACGGTCGGCGTAGGGCGCGGAGTAAAGCCGGAAGGCATGATTACGCGCAGCGTTACTTTTTCTGTTGACAACAAACCCAAATTCGCTACAAACGCACCAACCCACACAACTATGGCCGATCCAATCGCACCTAACGCACCCGAAACCCCGAGCATCAACATCGTCGCGGAGCGCCAATCGGCGGTTGCGACGGAACGCAAGCGCGTAGCTGATATTCAGGAACTCAACACCCACTTCACGCAGAAAGGCATTGCAGGCCGTCGCGTGGATGCTGGCAAGCTCGCCGAACGCATGATTGCGGACGGCAAGACCGTTGACGACTTCCGCAACGAAGTCATCCGCACCGAACTCCCCGAACTCAAGCCAATCGAGACTTCGCCCGAAGTCGGCATGAGCAAGCGCGACCTCTCCGGCTATTCCATCGTCCGCGCCATGAACGGCGCGATTGGCGCGATGAAGGGCCAAAGCTGGAGCGGCCTCGAAAAGGACGCCAGCGAAGCCGCCGCGAAGATCGCGGGCCGCTCGACGCAGGGCTTCTTCATCCCGCACGACGTGATGCAGTCCCGCGCGTTGACAACCAACGTGTTCAGCGCAGCCGGCGCTTTCGTGGATACCTCCGCGCAGGGTCAGTCGCTCATCGAGCTTTACCGGAACAAAATGCACGTTGTCGCCCTCGGCGCTCGCGTGCTGACCGGACTGCAAGGCAACCTCGCCATTCCCTCGCAGACTGGCGGCGCAACCGCATCGTGGCTGTCCGAGGATGCGACCATCACCGCCAGCGCGCAGACGGTCGGCCAGGTGTCGCTGACGCCGCACCGCCTCGCCGGTGCCACGGCATTCACGTATCAGCTTCTCGCGCAGTCCTCGCAGGACGTGGAAAACTTCGTTCGCAATGACCTGATGACCGTGCTCGCCATCGAGAAAGACCGCGCTGCACTCAAGGGCACCGGCGCTTCCGGCGAGCCGCTCGGCATCTACGGCACGCCGAACAAATCCACCAGCGTCACGCTGGCGGGCGCGAACAGCATGACCTACGCGAACGCAGTGCAGTTTGAAACGAACGTCGCGCTCAACAACGCGGACATGGGAAGCCTCGGCTATCTGACCAGCGTGCAGACCAAGGCCAACGCCAAGCTCATCGCGGAAATCAGCAGCACGAACAGCAACCCGGTCTGGAAAGGTGACATGGTGAACGGCTACACCGCCCGCGCTACGAACCAACTGACCACGCTTCCGAGTGTCATCTTCGGCAACTGGAGCGACCTCATCATTGGCGACTGGGCGAGCAACGAAGTGATCGTTGACCCCTACTCGCTCTCCATGCAGGGCCAAGTCCGCATCGTGATGCAGCAGCTTACCGACGTTGCCATCCGGCACGCCAAATCGTTCAGCATCTCCACCACGTAGTCCTAGCCGAAAGCAACCACTCCAACAGACCCAAACAATATGGCCACACAATCCGACATCAACGGTTCACTCACAGCGTTCTCGCTCGTCCCCGCCGTCAATCTTCTCGTCGCCGCAGGCACGCAGACGTATGCTGGCGTTGACCTGCAGGACTACATCAACAACGTGAAGCTCATCTTCACGCACGCGGGCGCAGCCGCAGACGGCTCGAACTCGCTGCAAGTCTCAATCCTCGACAGCGCGGACAACACCACGTTCGCCGCGACCGCTGGCCTGCCGACGTTTGCCGCCATCACCGCTGACAGCGGCACGGTGAGCGTCGCGCTAGACACGCGCAACTGCCGCCGCTACATCCAAGGGAAGCTGCTCACGTCCTCGACCACAGCGACGTTCCGTAGCGCGCTCATTGGAGTTGGCTTGAAGCAGGTCGTCTAGTCACACTCTGGTTGGTATTCATCTCGGGCCGCGCGGAGAAATCTGCGCGGCCCTTGCTTTTTGTGCTTGCCATTCTAAAAACCAAGCGTTAGGAATGGCGCATGGAAAAGAAAAAGCACCCCGCCGCCGTCGCGCTCGGCAGCATCAAAAGCGCGAAGAAAACCAAGTCATCCCGGCGCAACGGCAAGCTCGGCGGCAGGCCGAAGAAGAAAGCGAAATGAGCAAGCGCAAGAAGGCAGCACCGCCAGCACCGCGCACGATCACGCAGTCGCGCGACCCGTATCGTGCCGAACTCATCCGCGCGGGCAAGCTCGGCGAGGACGGAAAGCACGATGAAGCCGAAGCCATCTGGCGCACGTATCTCGAAAGCTGCCCAGACGACCCCGATGTGTGCTTCAACGTCGGCGTGTGCATCATGCGTCGCGCTGATTCGCCTGCACTTCGATTCGAGGCCGCGCAGTTTTTCGAGCGCGTAGTCCAAAGCCCGCACGCGGAGATTGAGCGGAAGGCGGATGCCATGAATAACATGGGCCTGATGATGGAACGCGTTGGCGAGACTGAAAAGGCCGCAACCGCGTATGCCTTCGCACTGAAAATGTTTCCGGCTCACAAAGCAGCGCGCGTGAACCTCGGAGACGCGAAGCGATTCATGGGCGACTTCGCCGGTGCGCGTGGCGAATACGACGCCGTGCTCGACCAAGACCCCGAATCACCCGAGGCCCACTTTTGCGCGGGCATGATTGCGCTGCTATTTGGCGAATGGGAGCGCGGATGGCGCGAGTATCGCTGGCGCTATAAGGCACCGAGCTTTAAGTCGAAACCGTTTGCCAGCGAAGCGCCGCCGTGGGAAGGCGAGCCGCTTGACGGCAAGACGCTGCTCATCGTCGCGGAGCAAGGATGGGGAGATCAAATCATGTTTGCCCGATACGCGCAGGAGTTGAAACGCCGCTGGCCTTCGTGCTCAGTTTGGTATCACTGCGACCCCGCCATGCACGCGCTGCTTTCTGGCGTGTATGGAGTGGATCGCGCGGTGTTCAACCCGACCGATGGATTCGATTACGTTTCCCCGGTGATGGATCTCCCGCATTGCACCGGCATGAAATCCGAAGCTGACATCCCGCCCGCGCACTGCATTCGCACCATGCCATCGTGGTCGCCGTGGTCGCTTCAAGTCGGCAACGTGCTCAGGAAGCGCGTGGCGTTTGTGTGGGCAGGCTCGCCGATGCACGGCAAGGACAAGGCCCGCAGCATCCCGGCGAGGCTGTATCAGCCGCTAATTGACGCGCATCCCGAGTGCGACTTTTTCAGCCTGCAATGCGGGCCAGCGCAGCCCGAGATTGCGGAGCTTCGCGGCGTGACCGACCTCGCGCCGGAAGTGAAGGACTGGACGACGACAGCGCAAATGCTCGCGTGCATGGACTTGCTGGTGAGCGTGGACACCGCGTGCGTTCACCTCGCGGGCGCGATGGGCACGCCGGTATTCATGCTTTGCCCTACGTCGCCGGATTTCCGCTGGCAACTCACGCGCGAGGACAGCCCTTGGTATCCCAAGATGCGCCTTTTCCGGCAGACCGACCGTAATGACTGGCAAACTCCAATCCAACGAATCACAAACTCCTTATGAAACAGAACGGACTAGATACATACGAAAGCGACGCCAAAAAGCAGTCGCGCAGAATCATCGCGGAAGAACTTTTCCGCCGAATCAAAGACCCGACAAACGCAACCGTGCTTTATCTGCCGGGGCCGCACGACTACCAACGCAAGTCACTCCTGAATATCGGATTCAGAAACGAGAACATCTTTGGTGTGGACTTTGGCAAGAACGTGCAAGCCGTGCGCGACCGTGGCGGATATTGCATCGAGGGAAAGTTGCATGAAGTAATCGACAATTGGCCATCACACCGAAGGCTCAACTGCATTCTTGCCGACCTCTGCTGCGGACTTGACACCACGGCTACCGAAACAATCCGTTCTCTAGGAAATCTTTTTGAGAAAACAAAGATTCGGCCAGTTGTTTATCTGAATATGCAAAGAGGACGCGACGCGAAATCAAACGGGATACGCGAGTTTCTGTCACGGAACGGCGCTGAAGAGCACACAAGTCATTTCAAGCACAGGGTAGTTCAATTATTTATGTGGCAGGGACAGGAATGGGCCGCGCAAAACATCGAGTTCCTTAAGGTCAAATATCCAGACGGAAACCTTGAAAAACTAGGGCGTGATTTAATTGGAAATGCAGAGCTTGCCCATTGGTCATATCGCAACAGCGTCGTCTCTATGGATAGCGCGGTTTTTCTGTGGCCAGAATGGTTGTGTGGTGAATCGCGCCCACCAATTCCGGTCATTAAAGCACGCATCGCCGCAACTCTCGCCACCGCAACCCGCCGCCGCAACGAAAGGCTCGCAGCATGACCTCACGACTTTCTGACTTCATCGCGGCCCGCGCCGCTGAGACTTATCCCGAGCCGCGCACAACCGGACACGACGGCCTAACAGCGCAGATGGCACCGCTTGTCGCTGCGATGCTGCCAGTGGGCGCGAGCGTGCTTGACGTTGGATGCGGGCAAGGCCCGGCGCTGGATTGGTTCCAGCAGCACGGGCACTACCCAATCGGAATCACCACCAACACGGCAGACCTTCGCGCGTGCGAGGCAAACGGCCACGAAGTTCACCCGGTGGACATGCACAAGCTGCCGGATTCGTTCGAGCGGTATCCGTTCGACTGCATCTGGGCGCGGCACGTCCTGGAGCATTCCGTGATTCCCTTTTTTGTGCTGCACGAATTTGCGCGCGTGCTGAAACCGGGCGGCATCCTATACGTGGAGGTGCCAATGCCTGACACGCCATGCAACCATGTCGCAAATCTGAACCATTACAGCGTTCTCGGTAAGGACGCATGGCTATGTCTTATCGCCCGCTCAGGCTTTGAGCTTCACGAAGTCCGCGAGATTGGCCTGCAAACTATGGCAGGGCCGGACAAATATCTGAGCGTGATTGCTCGCAAGCTATGAAAACCATGCATTTCGCAGGCACTCCCGGCACCGGCTACGGATGGGGCGTGTTTAACGCCAACATGTATCGCGAACTCGACAAGCACTTCGTGATGGTGACATCAAACCACGACCCGGTTGACGCGTGCTTCATGCCTGTTGACGGCGCATTCCGCCCGCTCACGCCAGCGCGCGGGAAGGTAAACGTGTGCATGAACTTTTTCGAGTCGCCGCTTGAACCGGACGCGCGAGAGAACGCCGCGCAATTCGACGTGTGTTTCGTCGGCTCTACATGGTGCCAGCAGCGATGCATCGAGGCGGGCATCCTAAATACGCGCGTGCTCATCCAAGGAGTTGACGGCGACATCTTCAAACCGCAGCCGCCGCGCGAACCGGACGGCACCATCCGCATTTTCAGCGGTGGCAAGTTCGAGTATCGCAAAGGGCAAGACCTTGTGATCGCAGCCTTCCGCGAGTTCGCCAAGGTGCATCCCGAAGCGCACCTTGTCTGCGCGTGGTTCAACCCTTGGCCCGCGCTTTTCAAGACGATGGCGCACACGAAGGTAATCAGCCCGCTTGCGCACGGCGCAACTCAGCCGGAGTTTTTCCGCAGCCTGATGCGCAACAACGGCCTCGCCGATTCGCAGTTCACCATCCTTCCGCAACTCAGCCACACCGACCTCGCGCGCGAAATGGCGCACACCGACTTCGGGCTTTTCCCGAATCGGTGCGAGGGCGGCAACAACCTTGTGTTGCAAGAATACGCATCGTGCGGGCGGCGCATCGTAGCGAACGCAATGACCGGCCATGCGGACGTGCGCGGGGCCATCACTCACCGCATCTACGCGACCAAGGATGAGAACCATTGGGCGGTTCAATCGGTGCAGGAAATCGCCGACGCGATGAACGGCGCAATGATGTATCCGCAAATGAATCCCGCTCCGGTCTGGACGTGGGAAGCCGCCGCCCGCACCGTGCTCGACGCGTTGTCTTGACACTTCCGCGCGCCCGGCTAATGTGCGCGAATGGCAAACGCCTTCGCCGCCGCACACGATGAACTAGCCGCCTGCCAATCGGCAGAATACGGCACCGCCTGCGTCGCAACCATTGGAACGATGAGTTCCATTGCGTGCGTCATCGGCACGAACGCATTCGGCGACGTGCTTTTGCCGGGTGGAGTCGGCGAATCGGGATCGCAGTTGCTCGCCATCAAAAAGAGCCTGCTCACGGACTACGCGGACACGGTGAAATATCCGAACGGCGAACCGCCGAAATTCACGCCAGTCACGGTGCGCGGGCAAGATCACGTCATCCTCGACGTGGACGAGCGCGACGGCATTTTCTATATCACGGTTGGCGATCCGACCGCCTCTGAATAATGCAACAGACCATCGGCAACAAAATCGAAGCGTGGGCAATTCAGGCACTGCGCGCGACGGCAACGCTACCATTCGACTTGCAGGTTGAGGCGTTCAACAGCAGCGCGGAGACAGCAAAGGAGCGCATCGTGGTGAAGGCCGAGGTTGGCGAGAAAATGCTGGAAGGGCAGAAGCCATACGCCGCGCAACTCGACGTGTCATTCCACACCGTCAACCGCGACGCGGACGAGGCAAACGATGTATTTGCCAAGGCCGAGGCTTCGCTGGTATCCCCGGCAACATCCGCTTACGTCACGGCGAATTTCACTTGGCTGCTCGTAATGACCGAGGCCGCAAGGACGACGATGGAAACGCGCGGAAACTTTCGCGTGTTCACCCGTAGTTTGCCCTTGCAAGTCGCAACCGTTTGACGTAGAAGCGAACCATTATGGCGCTATCTTCACAGCAGGAAAACCAACTCCGCGAAATGGCCGCAGGATTGCGCGCCTCAATCGCCGCGTTGGAGGCGCTGAAAGACAACGTGGATCGCAGCGCGACTATCGCCGACGAAAAACAGCAACTCGCCTCGCTGGAAAAACAGCTTTCCAAACCCGCACCCGCAACACCCACCAAATCCTAATCATGGCCGTTCAAGTCGTATCATTCACCAACGGAGTCTGGGGCATCGCCTCCGAAGAACTCGGCATTAACTGCTCTAAGTTTTCCGTGTCAGTCTCGCCGGAAATCAACGAGTGGATTCCCGGCATCAACGGGCAGGCGCGCGGCAAGGTTGTCGGCGACCCGCAAGGCGAACTCGACATCGAGGGCGAGACGCTGGACATCACCACGGCATCCTCGCTTTTCGTCCATAACTTCTACACGGCGTTCGTGCCTGCCAACAGCGTCACCTACTTTGGCCGCTCGGCTGGCGGATTCTACCGCGACACCGCGACCGTGGACAACGAGCGCAACGGCCTCAAGAAAGTTACGGCCAAGTATTCCAGCCGCTTCGCAGTCGCCTAAGCTATGGCCACGGACACGGCAGTTTTCCCAAATGTGCAGATTCAGGGCAACCTCGCCGTTGCTGGAAACCTGCCATCGTATCCGCGCAGCAGCCTCGCCACGGACACGAATCAGATTCTTCCGCTGCCATTTGACATCTGGCGCGTGTGGGATTCGGTCGGCACCGTCCTGCCAGCGACTAGCGCGACCGACGACCTCGGCTACTACACAGGCACGCACGGCACGGCTGGCAGCTACATCGGCACCAGCGACCTCAAGACGGCTGGCGCAACCACGCGCTATGCTCGCTGCCTCAAAGTGCTTCCGCCGTCCTACGTCGCAGCCGCGACCGTAACGGTGCGTTTTTCCGCAGGCTGTATCACGACCATCGCCGACACCGCCGCGACGCTCATCGTGGACGTGCGCAAGGTTAGCCGCGACCGCACGGTTGGCGCGAACCTTTACGCCGGAGCCGCTGTCAGCATTCGCAGCTTGACGCTTGCCGAGACTTCATTCGCGCTCACGTCCTCGGGCCTATTGCCCGGCGACATGCTCGACATCAAAGCCGCCATCGCCGTGACCGACGCTGGTACCGGCACCGCCGTCATCGGCGCGTGGGCTGCGGCGGAGCTTTACACGTCCATTCAAGGCTAATCATTCAACACCGCCGAAAGGCCGGGAGACGGAACCCGCAAACGTCAATCAAACCACATGGAAATTTTCGAGACAACAGACGAGGAATTGGCGCTGGCGCTCATCACGGCGGGCGCGAAGCTGGCAGGCAGCGACACCGGAGTCGTGCCGCCGTGCATCAACCACTACACGCCCGACCTTTGCCGCTCGCGCAGGCTGCTCCCGCAATCGCCCGTATCGCCGCAGGTATTCGAGAAGGCTGTCATCGAAGCGCGTGAGCGGAAAATCCCCGGCATCGTGACATGGCGCATCGTGAAGGACGCGGAGTTCACCCGCGCAATCAAGGCATGGGATGCGATGGCCGAGGAAATGCACAAGGCCAAAGCGGAGAAGCGCGAGCCGAACCTTCCCGACATCTCGACGGAAACCGTGATGCAGGCGCTCTACATGCGACGGCTAAACCACAAGCCGATGAAAGACCACATCTGGGTTGTCTGCCCCTCGCTGAGTCTCGGCAAGGCCAGCGTGAAGGTGAAGCCGATTGACGGCGTGCCGGATGAAGTGTCCGCGCCGCTGAGTTACACCGCCGAGGGCAGTGCCGTTTTTTGGAACTTGAACACCACATCAGAGAACCGCGAAAAAATAGGAGCACCGAAAAAACCATGAGCAACGAAATCACACCCGAAGAATCATCCTTCATCAACGCCAAGCGAGGCTTCGAGCTATTCGGCACCCCGCTCGAGCCATACAGCGCCAGCCGCAAGGTGGCAGCGCAGACGATGGGGATGCAATGGCCGTTCATCGGCGAGGCCGCGCTTGCGCAGTTGCAGGCAACCAACATGTATCCCGGCGCGATCCGTGACACCGCAATCCTGCTTTGGCTATGCACGCTGCCCGACGCAAGCACGGCGCTCGCGCGGGGCGTGTGGACGCCTTCGCGGGCACTGTCCAAACCGGACGAGGCGCGCGACGCCGCGCTGGAATGGGCAGACAAATGCGGCATCACCGATTCGAGCGGGCCGAAGTTTGGCGAGGCGTTCCAAGTGTTCTTTGGCATCGTGACTGGCGTGGATGCCGCGCAGTTCCGCATCGAGGTGGAGAAAACGGGCGGCGGCGAATCAGGGGACGAGCCGGGAAACGTGTAAGCGCCGCTCAATCGCAATGGGCGCACCTCATCGCTCACGTCCATGCGGTTTGCGGCGCGTCTCCCGAAGAAATCTGGCACCGGATGCCGCTGGCGGAGGCGCTTCAATACGATGCAATATGGTGGCAGGACTTCGACCGGCAACGCCAAATGCACGCCTTCGACAAGGTGGCGCGAATTTACGTGCTTTCCGTGTTTGCCAAGGACGGCGTGGACGTGCTAGTCTAGCCGCCATGATCACGCTCGACACATCCAGCTTGGAAAAAGCACTGGCGGCAGTGCAGTCAGCGACAAAACGACCACTTGCAGATTCGCTCAACCGAGCCGCGCTGCACGTAATCATTGGCAGCGGAGCGGGGCCGGGAGCGATGAAGCTTACGCCAGTCGCGAAAAAGGAGAAAATCAAAACAGACCTAGCGCGAAGCATGGGTGGGAAGAAAGCATCTGAGGGCGTGAAAATCTACCGCAACCAATATGGCACATTCAGCCGCCGCAGTTCACGCAGCAAAGGGGCGGCAGGTGATTCGCTTTTGAAATACATCGCTCTTTCACGACTGAAAAAGCGCGGCATCGCAAGGCCGACGAGCGAACAAATTCAGACGTTGATGAACAAAATCTTAGCCAGTCGTTTGGCCGCGACTGGCTACACCGCTTTCGCCGGGTGGCACAAGGCCGCGACCGCGCTAGGTGGCAGGGGCGTTCGCGGAGTAGATTCGAAGCGATTCGGTCAATCCGAGGCTCGACACGGAAGCGCGAGCAAGGCGACGCCGAATGATTTAGTCGCTACGATCATTAACACAGCGCCGCAAGCTGAGGAAATCGGCAGCGAAGCGTTGCAGCAAGCGGTGGAAAACGCAGCGCAGGATCTTCTTAACTACGCGCAAAAAAAGCTGATGGAGCAAGCGAGGAAGGCGGGCTTCTGATATGGCAAAAAAAGCAGAGTTGAAGGCAGTATTGTCAATGGACATGAGTCCATTTGCGCGCGGCGCTGCCAAGGCGCTTGCGACCGGCAAAGCCCTCGCCGCGCAGTTCGCGCGCAACCCCGTCAAGATGATCGCGACGGGCGCATTTCTCGGCGCGGAGAAAGCCGTGCGCGGGATGGGCTCGGCATTCGGAAATATGGCGGGAAGAGCTGGCCGGGCCATGACTGGATTGTATGCGAAGATCGCAGCCGTTGCTGGCGTGGCAGGCTTTGCAAAAGGGATAGAGGGAGCCTACGCATTTGGCAGCGAATTGCAGGACATGCAAGACCGCACCGGCATCGCGGTGGAGAAACTCGTCGTGCTCACGCAGGCGCTCAAGGACAGCGGCGTCGAGTTTGGCGCGCTAGTTCCAGCCATCAAGAAAATGCAGGTTGCGATTGTTAGCGTTGCGAAAGGCGGAAGCGCAAAGGCATTCGAGCAAATCGGCCTACACGTCAGCGACCTTCTCGACCTCGACCCCGGCGAACAGTTCGAGCGTATCGGCGCGGCAATTTCCAAGATGGAAAATCCGGCTGCGCGTGCGACGGCGGCGGTTGAACTGTTCGGCAAATCCGGCATGAACATGCTTTCCTTTTTTGCGGACGGAGCCGCGATGCAGACCGCGCGTGATAGCATCGGCGAGCAGGCGAAAATACTTGGAGACAACGCGGAACAGTTTGACCGAATCAGTGACCGGCTCGGACGTGTGGGCATTAAGCTGCGCGGTTTTTTCGTGGGCGTTGCCGCTCGACTTGCTCCAATAATGGACGGACTAACAGCCGTCATGGACAAGATCGACCTTGCTGGATTAGGTGGCGCGCTGGCCGACAAGCTAAAGGATGCCGCGAAATGGATCATCATCGCAATCAAGGAGCCGATGAAAACAATCACCTTGATCTGGGAAACGATGAAGCTCGGCGCGGCGAATTTCGTGGATTGGTTCGCCGAGGCTTTGGCTAACGGAATCGGCAAGGTATGGAACGCGATGGCACCCGGTCTCGCCGGAATGATTAACAAAATCATCGGAATGGCAGGGCCGTTGGCTGGCATGATTCCAAAGGTGAAGCCCGAGGACATGCCGAAGATGGAGGCGAATCACACGTTTGACCTTTTCGGCAAAGCTGGCTTGGAGGCAAAAGCAGCGAAGGCCCGCAAAGCCCTCAACCCGGCAGACGCGGCGGCGGAGGACGCGATTGAGCGCGCGTCGCGATTTAGTATGCCGAAGGGCCAATGGATAGGTGCATCATTCAAGGGCACCGAAGTCACGGACAAAGCGTCCCGCCCGCAGTCGGCAACCGATGTTCGCAACATGCGCGCGAACATGGGAATGGGATTCGCAAACCCCGGCTTTGGAGCAATGGAGATGGGTATGGCCGGAACTCACATGGCGCAAACCGGATTCGCGAAGGCCAACAATGACGCGCTGCAAAAGCAGTTCAACTCATGGCGGTTCAAAGGATTCGACATCGCCGGAAGCGCACCGCTTAAGATGGCAAAGGATCGCGCCACAGCGGGCGGCGGAGTTGAGGCTTTGAAACGTATGCAGGGCATGACGGAATTTCAGCGCGGCGGAATGGCGTTGCCGGGCGGGATGAACCCCAATGCGGTGCCGACAACTGGACTGCTAAAACACCGCGAGCTAGAGAGCATCCGCAGCATGGCGGCTGCGCGCGGCATCACGCATGTTGACGGGATACCGACGCGCAGGCCGGGCGAGGTTCGCCGTGGAGACGCAGCGCGTCGCAAGGCATTCCTTCAAGACCAAGAGCGGAAGCGCATGGGCAATTTGACCGAAGCTGAAACACTCAGCGAGGTGATGAAAGCCGCGCAGGAAACCGCCGCCTCGACAAAGAAAATGGCAAAGGTTTTATCAGAATGAGCGCACTCCATTACATCGAAGATTCGACCTTCATCCAAGTCAAGCCGGCGCAGTGGAGCCGCAACTTTACCGGCGAGTTTGACACATGCGCCGTCACCTATCAGGGCGCGCAGTATCGCATGGCGGCTTTCCTTAATACGATTTCCGGCTATGGCTACCTCGTCTGCACAGACGAGGCGGGCGCTAACCTGAGCGACGCATCCATGTTCCTCACAGGCTGGACAAGCGATGATAACCCGGTGCTGCCCACCGTCACGCTGACATACATGGGGATGCGCGGCGGAGCCGGGCGTGGCGTGCTGGCCGAGGACGACGTTTCACTGCAAACCGCGCAGACGACCAAGGCAATCACCGATGCAACTTCGGTGAACTACCAGAAAACAATCACCTGCTCAGTCACCTACATTGGCTCGCGGACGACTTACAAATGGGGAGCCGGTGCCAACCCCGGTGCGACGCCGACTTATTCAGCGGTGCGCAATATCCCCGTGCTGAACATGGGCAGTTCGGGCATCCGGCAAATGACATTCAGCGGAATGGTTGACGACGCAGGCGAACCAAGCGGCACCATTCCCACAGGTGACGCAATTGCGGTGTTCAACACATTCTCGGCAGTCTCGCAGACCACATCCTTCACCGTCTCGGAAGTTGTTCCCGGCAAGCTATGGCAGTGTCAGAGCGTGAATGAATACATCCTGAAAGGAGCCTAATGGCATTTCCAAGCAAGCCAGAGCCAGCAAAGAACGGGTGGATTAACCGCAGCATCGAGCGGTTCAAGGCGTGGGCTTACTCGCGCCAGCCGATTCCAAGCCAGCAGGATTTCGACGTGACCGAGGGGGCAGACGGCGTGCGTTTCTCCATCAAGAAAAAGCTGCTACCGCCAGAGCCTAAGCGCGAGCATCGGCAGTTTCACATCGAAGCAGCCGGGAGCAAAAAGCTGCGCGTGTTCAACGGCACAATTTTCGGGCAACTGCCAACGGGATTCTCGGCGAATGATGACCCGGTGTTTGAGATAACGGCGCGCGTGGATTCATCGCCGCTTCAAAGCGGGGACAAGGTTTACGCCAAGGTGACGTGGAACAGGACAGTCAGTGCGTTTGGTAACATCGCAAGCACCATCACCACCCGCACGGTGGAGGCGGCGGCAACGGTGCCAACAAATGATTACCTGACCGCGACAAGGCACTACCTACTTGCCACGATCACGCTGCCAGCCTCGAACGTTCCGGTTGTTAGTCAAAGCCGATGGGGGCCGATTGACGACCTGCCGGGGACAGCCTCCGATAACTACACGCTCCGCTACGGTGCAACCGGCACGGCTGATACCGCATACTACGATTTACTTTACACAAGCAAAGGGCACAAGTCGGACGGCTCAGACATCGCGCCAAGCTATAATTCGATTCAGACCTATCAAAGCGGCCTTTGCAGAGTCTATAACGATGCGGGAACGATGAAGATTTTCATCGCGCCGATCACGGTGAACTCAATCGGCCAAATCACATGGATCGGCCCCGAGGCGCAGGCGTGGCCGTAAAACTTGACGCACTTCCGAAACTCCGCTACAACCCAACATCATGCCGCGCGACCTTGACCTGACATTCGACATCTCCACTGGGGCGCTCACGCTTGACCGCGTTGTTGGCAACTACGTTAAGCGCTCGGAAACGCTCACGCTGTCCGTGACCATCGTGAGCAACGGCGCATCGGCTACCATTCCGGCAGGACTCATCGGCACGCTCAAACCCGTCAACACCTACGGCACCACGCTCGCGCAGTGGACTACGTTCGCCCAGGTTGGCGCGACGAATGTCTATACGGCCTCGACCACGATCAACGCCGCCGCTGTCACGACGCTGCTCGGCACGACCACGGAACAAGCCAACTGCGTGTTCGACTTTGCCGGCTCTGGCGTGGTGGAAAGCGACACGCTCGCGCTTGTCCTCAAGAACAACGTGACGCGCGACGATGACACGGCACCGACCGCGCTACTCAACCGCAACGATTTCCTCGTCAGCAACGGCACCGGCCTGCTCGTCAACGTCGCCGCCGGCTACGCAGCCAACGGCGCATTCGTGGCAGCGCAGGCAAGCCTCGCCATCACCAACGCGACGAACTACATCGAGGTGACGGCGGCAGGCGTGGCCAGCGTCAACACCACGGCATTCACGGCTGGCAGCTACCCGCTCGCCACGGTTGTCGCGAGCGCGGGCGCGATCACGGCCAACACCGACTTGCGCGCGTGGATTACGCCAAAGCCTGCGACCTCGACCGGCCTGACAGTCGGCACCACAGCCATCGCCAGCGGCACTAGCGGGCGCATCCTCTACGACAACGCGGGCGTGCTTGGCGAGGCGACAACCGGCACCGGAGTCCTCACGGCACTCGGTATCGCGCCGGGAACCGCAGGCGGACTCGCCACCGCAACGCTGGCTCAGGCCAATTACCTTGCCGCCACGTTCGACTACTTCGATGAGTGGATGACGTTCATCTCATCCACGGACGCGGCGACTTGGAAGCGCGTTCACACCACGCCCATTGTCACGACTGAAGGCACCATCCGCGATCCGGCGTTTCACTACAACGCGACCACGGGAACCTTTCACATCGCTTACACCCGCAATTCTTTTACGGGCGGCAATAGCTGGGGGCTTGGCTCATCCACGGACGGACGGACGTGGACATGGAGCACCATCAGCACCGGGTCGCTCGCCACCGGAACGCCAGCCGACGTCTGGATCGGGGACTGGTTTGTGGACGCTGACGGCACGGAGCACGTCCTGTTTGCCGCACGCACCACGGCATCGCAGGCGGCAGGCGGGCTTTACCTCTACGAGACGCATCCGACCACTTCCGGCGACTACTCGGCATGGAGCACGCCGGTTCAAATCACAGGCAGCGCGATTACCAACAACCTCGGAAACTCTCCCGCAATGGTGAAGGTCGGTTCGACCTATCATCTGTTCTACGATCTGCCATCGGCAGGAGGCATTCGTCACGCCACATCGACCAGCCTCACAAGTGGATTCAACACGGCAGGAACTTATCCATCCTTTCCGTCCGCCACGGAAGGCCCGGCGATAATCACGCTCGCTAATGGCACATACAGACTCTATGCGGAGCAAAACTACCAGCAGTCCACTGCGGGACTGAAATACTCTGACTCAACAGACCTGGTGACGTGGGGATCGGTGCAAAGCGCGGTGACGCAAGGCTACATGGGCCACCCGCACGCGATACAAGTCACTTCGCAGGCATTGCTCAACAAGGTTTCCATGCTTGAGCAGGGCCAGAAAAACCCGATCTGGAGCACGACGAGATCAGGAAACACAGCCGTTGCCATCGGGTACCCCGACATTAACACAGAGTCGGCTTTTGGGCCCTACGGAGAGGGACTCACGATCTTTGGCGGAGCCAGCGGCGGAAGTTACCTGTATGTCTCGACACGCAACCAAAACGGCGCGGCTATTTTCACCGACCCAAATGCAAGTTCACCCGCTGGCAATAACTTCTACATAGCGCGGCGCTCAGGGCTGAATTACATGAAGTTTGACGGCGGCGCAAACAACGTGAGTTTTTATGGGACAGCGACGTTTCTTGGCAGCACCAGCGGCAGCGCGACAATTTCCGTGTCAGCCACGGGCGGGCTGCTCGCGCTGCCATCGGGCACCACGGCGACGAACATGACGCTGACGACGCCTGCCCTCGGCACGCCGTCCGCCATCGTCCTCACGAACGCCAGCGGCACAGCCAGCATCAACATCAACGGCACCGTGGGCGCGACCACTCCGAGCACGGGCAGCTTCACCACGCTGACGGCAAGCTCCACCACGTCCCTCCTCCTCGGCACCGCAGGCAGCGCCGTGGGCAACGTCGGCTTTCGCAACGCCACCTCGGGCACCACGACGCTCGCGCCTGCCACGGGCGCGCTCGGCACGGGCACTGTCACGCTGCCGCTGAGTGGCACGCTGGCGATTAGCAGCGGCGCGAATACCTTTACCGGCGTGCAAAGCATGACCTCGCCGGACATCACCACGAGCATCACAACACCGAGCACGACGTTCGCGCTGCTCAACACCACGGCGACCACGGTGAACTTCGCGGGCGGCGCATCCACGGCGCTGAACATGGGCAACGCGAGCGGGACGAATACAGTGCTCGGATTCAACGTCCTATCAACCGCAGGCGCGGCATCCAAGCCGGTGCTCAAGGTTAGCGGCGTTCCGTTCGCAGGCACCGGCACGACCAGCTTCCCGCTCGTCTATATCAACGACGCCAACGCCACGGCGAGCACAACGCTGAGCACGGCAGGCACCTACTTCGGCGTGAATGGCGACGGCACGCAAGATTTGATGAATTTGATGAAGGATGGGGTGAGTCAGTTCAAGGTCGGAAGCACAGGCATTGTTAAGTTTAATGGCGGCACCCTGGGGTCTGGAGGGGCGGCGGTAACGCTGGCGGCGGACAATGGCAGCGTGACGTTTTTGCAATACGGGAGTATCGGAATCGTTACGCTTACCGCGTACAATAACTCCTGCAACCTAACCCTTGCCGCCAACGCCGCCACTGCGACTTTTGGAAGCGGGACGGTTTCAATGCAGAACCTGACCGCCAGCGGCGCGCTGATTGGCACCCCGCAGGCTCTCAGTGGAGCTGGAGCGGTGAATGTCACGACGACCGCCACCGACTTCACATCTACCGGAGCGGCTAATGCCCTCACGCTCGCCAACGGAACGGCAGGGCAGTTCAAATTTATCTGCCATGCGGTCAAGGGCACACTTGGAACCGGAGTCCTCACGCCTACAACGTGCATCGGTTTTACAACGATCACATTTAACAACGCCGGAGATTCTGTAACTCTGCGATACACATCCGCAGGATGGGCAGTGCATGGCAGCTTCGGCGCAGTAATCGCTTAACCTAAAACCCACAAACATCATGCCTAAAACACTCGCAGAAATCAACGACATCCTCGGCACCGAAACAGCCGCAGACCTCACCCTTATCATTGCGGACGTAAAGGCCGCAGTGCGCGCCAGCGACGCTGGAGTAATCGCGGACTTGGAGACGAAGCTCGCCGACGCAACCAAGGCCAGCGCGGACGCCCTCGCAGCGGCGCAGGCCACGGCGAAAGAAGCCGCTGACAAAGCAGCCGCCGAACTCGCCGACGCCAACGCAGCGCGCGACAAGGCCGCATCGGAACTCGCCGCGATGACCGCGCAAGACCAGCAGCACGCCGCCGCATTGCTCGCTGCGCTGGACTGGACGGCCATTGATGCGGAGTATGCCGACCTGCAAGCCAAGCTCGCCGCGAACAGCGCGAAGTATGACGCCGCACGCGCTGCGCTGGCGACGCTAGCCGCCGCGATCAATGCGCCGTTCGCCGATCGCGAGGCCGCTGCAAGGGCCGCGCGTGTGAAGGATCTTGAAGCGCAACTCGCCGCCGTGAAATGAGTGACACCGAACAAGAGCAACGCAAAGCCGAGGCACGCCGCTGGAAATTCGACGGCACCGTGAACCTCGGGCACGTCCTCACTGCTGCCGTGATGCTCATTGGCGGACTCGGCGTGTGGACACAAGGGCGAGAGGTGATGATTCGGCAAGACGCTCGTCTGGCATTGGTGGAGACCACGATGAGTGAAGTAAAATCCAACCTGAATAAGATTTCCGAGTCGCAGCAGCTCGCAATCCGCACGCAGGACAAGCTCGCAGCAACCCTCGACGCAATCAGCCGAAAACCATGAACAAACGCAAGCTCGACCTACTCGCCACCCTCACTGGCGTTCTCACCATCATCGCGGGCATGTCCTACGACAAGGACATACTCCAACTCATCGCCCCCAAGTGGACGCCGTATGTGACATACGCATCGGCACTGGCGACCGTGCTGCTTAAAATCCTCGCATACTACGCGCCGCCGACGCCATCGCCGACGCCATCGCCGACGCCGCCGCCGCCCGAAAAGGGGGACGATTGGAAGACTCCGCTTTTCGGCTTCGCCCCGAAGCCACGCGACTAACCAAACTCAACCCATGAAAAAACAACTCCTCATCCTCGCCCTCGCCGCAACGCTCATCAACGCCCTCGCGGGATGCGCGGGCACCAACTGGCCAGCCGTGCGCCGTGACGCCGGGGCCATCCTCGGCAAGATAGCCGTGGCACAGCTCCGCACGCTTGTCGCGGGCAACCTCGGCTCGGACTACGGGCACGCCGCAGCCTCAGCCGCTTGGGGCGCGGTGGACGTGGCGGACATCGGCCAGCTTGTCCGCAGCGCGACGGGGCATCCCGCAGCCGCACGCGCCGTGGAAAGCATCGCGGCGGAGGCAATGGCGACGCACCGCGTGAGCAAAGCGACCGTGATTAACGCGGTGGCGACGGCACTCAGCGAGGCGGCGTTTGCCGGGAGTAAGTGACCCTCGACGCTGACAAGGTGCGGCAGTTCCAGCGCGCCGTTGGAGCGAATCCGGATGGCATCTTCGGCCCTGCCACGCTCAACCTCGGGCTGGCGTGGATAGCCGCGCACGGCGGCACGGAAGCGCCGGAGCCTATCGCGCCCGCGCAGCCGCCTACGGGCCTCGCAGACCCGCGTAGCGAGGGCATCCTCGCGACACTCCACCCGCAGGTGCAACAGCCATTCCGCGACCTGCTACGCGCGATCAACGCAGCCGTCGCGCCAGACGTGGGCAAATGGATCTCCGGCTACCGTGGCGAGGCCGAGCAAAACGCGCTATACGCCAAGGGCCGCACGGCACCGGGGCCGCGCGTCACTTCCGCCCGCTGGCCTACATCGTCGCACAATGGCGGCGGCGGCACGACCGGCTTCGCGTGCGACATCGGCTTTTTCTCGTCTGACGGCACCTACATTGACGAGGGGCCGCAATACGATGTTGCCGGGAAGCTCGCGCGAGCCGCTGGTTTCAACTGGGGAGCCGACTTCGGTGACCGCCCGCACATCTGCCTGCGACCGCCAAGCCTGCGCGCGATGGGTGAGACGGCGTTCATCAACGCGCTAATCAAGCGCGTGCAAGGCGGTGTCGCTGTGTGGCCATGAGCCTCGCCATCGGCATCGCCGCCGTGCTCATCCTCGCGGGCCTCGTCGTCGTGTGCGTGCGTCTGTAATCGTTTCTGCCGTGAGGCTGCGATTCGTAAGCGTTTTTCTCGCGCGGTAATCGAATATTTCGCTAAACTCGGAACGGATGATACACTGGCCAAGTTTAGTGTCCGCGCCTCGGCAAGCCCTATTTCAGTTCGCGCAAAACTTTCGTGACAAGGGCCAGCACGTCCGCGCGGCGAAATACCGCGCCGTCGTCAAACGTGGCCCACGTTGAAATGATTTGGAGCGCGCCGCGGGCGCGCTCCAGCTTCGCGCACGCGCTGCACTTTGAGGGTTTTTTGGATGGCTTGCTCATTCGGGAAAATGTCCTGCCTTGCGCCGTTCCTGCGGCGACACGGGCCGCACAGCGCGCGAGCATGTGCGGCATTTCCGCGCCCGCTTGTCAGGCACGCCAGTCGCGCCGTGCGCTGCGTAGCCGCATGGCACCAGGTGCATGGGGCCGCTCATGCCGGTGACGACGTGTGCCTTTTCTCCCGCCCTAAATCTGAGCCAATTCGGTGTGCTCATGGCCGCACGTTGCCGCGCATCGCTGGCGATGGCAATGGAAAAAAGTTTTGGATTTAATTTGACGCGGGGTGGTGATGTGATTATATCGGTGGCACCTATGAGTTCAAAATCTTGCGACAAATGCGGGTGGTTCCCCGACTCCCGGTGAAATCACCACTGGCGGGAGGAGTTTCATAACCAAAGCTGAAAGCCAAATATGAACAGACCAAAAGCAGCAATCACCGGAAGACCCGGAATCGAAGGACTCGGTGAGCGACTCGAATGCGTGCGCAAAATGCGCTGCATGAGCCAAAGCGACCTTGCAACGAAGATCGGACTCAAGCCGATAACTGGCGGAATGATGGTCAGCCATTGGGAATGCGGACGCCGCGCACCACACGTCAAGCATCTGCGCGCAATCTGCCTCCATCTGAACGTGAGCGCGGACTACCTACTGAACTCATGAGAAACTGGCACTTCGGATTTCATCGTCACGGGCTTTGCTGGAAGTTCCGCTTTCAAATTCGCCGCTATGCGACCTGCACGTTTTACACGTTCTTGCGTTTTTTTGTGAGTGTAGATCGCAGGCCGGGGGGCGGGGGTGGCTCGGAAACCTCCCATCGGCACTCTGAGTCGCCGAACGGGGAGCACAGCAACTCGCCGACGCAAAACGCATGAGCACTCGCCGCTTCCAATCGCCACGCCGCTACACCTCGCGACAACAGGCGAGTTTGCTGCTGTGTATGGTTCTCAGACGACAATGAAAAGAATAGCTACAATCGTAGAGAATGGCAGGGTGGTTGGTCTCGTCCACGGGCCGGATGCCTGTGACCAACGCATCCGCGTGAACGGCAAGGTATGGCGCTTCGACTTCGACGAATATTGCGGCCCGCTGTGGCTCCGCAAAGACGGAGAGCCGCGCCGGTGCCAAAACCCGAACAAAGCAGTGTGGCGGCGGTGGGAGGGTTGGCACAAACGGTGGCGCGCACTCAAAGCGAAGTCTGAGAACGGGGAGCACAGCAACTCGCCGACGCAAAACCCATGAGCACGACACCTGACCTACTCACTCCGCGCG